CGAGTAGATCCATCATTTAAATATTTCCAGTCAGTTTTGTAGAAATCATAAGATCCACGACGGAAACCAGAGAAACCTAAGTTCAATGCCATTTGCTCAGAGTTTTCAAATAAACCGTAAGCTACACCACCTGCTGCACCAGCAGATAAAGAAGCAAGCATATCATCAAAGTCAAGAGAAGTTGCACGGTTTAAGAATAACATGTTCTCTTCAATAGCCCCTTGAGTATCTAAGTTCTTCAAGATTGAATCAAAGTCACTAAGTCCACTTGCAGCAGAGAAGTTGTTTACAACATTACCTCTTTCTTTAACAGCAGAGAATAAACCTTGAGTACCTTTAATTTGGTTAGATCCTAATGTAGAACCACCGCTAACTAATTCACCTTCGATTACAGACATTTCTAAATAATCTTCAAAACGCAATCTTGTTTCAGATTCTGCTTTTAAGTACCATAAGAATCCAGAAGCTCCATCTTCAGTAGCAACCTCAACCCATCCAATTTGAGCAGTATCAGAACCAGAAATTTGGTATCTTTCTCTAACAATAATTGGTGAATTACTGTATTGACTAAATGAAGGTGTAACTGAATTTATAGTAGCATCAGTAGTCCCTTTTTTGAATTCAGATCCATATACAAAGATTTTAAGGTTTGTTGCCCCGGTAAAATCTATTACATTACCAGAACCTGTAGTCAAATCTAATTGAGTATAAGGTTTAACAGTAATAACAGCTGGATTAGTTGCTCCACCAGTACCAGTAGCAGCATCAGCAGTAGATGCGGTAACATAAACTTTAAGTTCTTTTCCTGTAGTAGGACTCATAACCACTAAAGTTTGCCCAACAGAAATAACGTTGTTAACAAAAGTAGAACCTGTTCCACCTGTAACAAAAGTTAAAGTTGTAGCAGAAGCACAAGTTACATTGGTGTATGCAATATGTAATCTGTTTTGTTCAGACCAAACAACTTGATCAGAAGACATTGGCATTTCAGCTCCTACCATACGTAAGAAACCAGATAAAGTTCTATTACCATATCTCTCTACTTCTTGTTCGTAGATTTCTGGTAAGTATTGTTGTGCAAAGTCATTACCACTACCATTTGTAAAGTTTAAATAGTTAGTATCTAATGCTTGCTGTTTTTGAGACGGTTTAATTGAACCGAATTGAGGCGTAACATTTGCCATAGTTTTTTAATTTTTAATTGTTAAAATTTTTTTGTTTGGATCCTTAATTTAGAGGAATCCTCACTGCTTATAGATTTGACTCTAAGTCCATTAATGAATGGTTCACTAGCTGTTCTAGGAGCATCCGTGCTTGGATTTTTAGAATTGCTAACTACTTGTTTAACAGCATCAGCTTTTCCTTGTTCATAAAAATGAGCAGCAATTTTATCAGCATTCATTGCTGAATACAAAGCCTTATGATAACCCGGTACATCTGATACATTACCTTCTTTATCCAGAAACTTTCCGATAAAGGTTTGTATATTTGATTGAGTTTCGGCAACTTGATTCGGATTCTGAACATTATATCTAAATCTTTTTTCACCTAAGTTATATTCAAAACCTTTGAATTCATTGTTGAAAAGACTGGACGTTTGTTTTTTAAACGCATCTTGTTGTTGAACCACTTTGTTTTGCTCGGTATTATATCTATTGAAAAAATCAACAGCTTTTTGTTGTTCTGCATTAACGCCAGGTCTTGCCTTGATTTCTGCATAATATTTTTTCTTTGCTTCTTCTAAAAAGGTTCTAGCCTTTGAAATTTCTTCTTTAAACGCTAATTTCTTTAATTTGATTTCTCTTTCATCATCAATATCTTCATCAAAAAAGAATTTATCTTCCAATAAAAATTCTACTTCATCTGCATCTAAATGGGCTTTTGTACTTTTGTAGTATTCTTTTAATAAAGCAATATTATTTACATTTGAATAATCTGCATTTAATCTAACATAGTCTTCAATAGTTCCACCAGTCTCTTGCATAAAAGAAACTAATTTCTCTATGTTCTCTGGTAATTGAATATTGTTACTGTCTTGTTCTTGCGTGTGAAATTGCAGTTCTTCTTTAATATCTGCAACCTCTTTCTTTATTTCTTGTTCAAAGATTTCTTCAATAACATCTTCAGTGGCCCCTTGGTTTCCTTCGCCCACTTCTTGCAATCCCATTTCGGACTGTTTATCGCGTAACACGCTTTCATCTGTTGCTTGCTCTTGAATGGCATTTGTTTCTTCGTTAGGGATTACTACTTTTATTGGTTCCTCTTGCTTTGTTGTCAAATCAACCTTAATAGGTTCATCTGTTTTGTTTAATTTTCTTACTGAAGGTTTTTTTGTTTTTAATTTAAATTCTCCTTCTTGTTTTACTTCTTCTGACATAATATGATAATATAAAATTGGTTAATAAGTTTATTCCATTTGTAACATTCCTCCTAAATCATTAATTAAATTTTCCGCATTATTCTGAAAATCTTTTGGTAAAGAATCATTCTTACGTTGATCTATTAATTCTGATTGTTGGGTGGCTTGTATTTTTGTTCTTTCGTCTTTTCTATTTTCTAATTGATTAAATTTATTAGTATCTGCCTGCACTTTTAATTGTGCTAATTGCATATCATAATTAAATTGTTCTGCCATCAATTGTTTTTTAATTTGAGCCTCTGTTTGTAATCTTTGAATTTCAAATTGAGATTTGGCTTGTTCAATATTAATTGCTTCTTGTGTTAATGCTTGCTGTTTTTGAACTTCAAACATTGCTGCTTTTTCGGCATTCTGAGAATTAGCATCTGCTTGTGCTTGTATGTTTGCTAATTGCTGTTGTTGTACTTGCGCTTGTTTTCTTTTTCTTTTTAACTTTAATAATTGATTTGCTAATTTAAGATTTCTAACTTGTCTTATATCAATAGCGTCTTCTAAATCAATCCCTTGGTTTTGCAAAGAAACTTGTATGTTTTGTTCTAATTGCGCTTTTTCTTCTTCGTCTGGTTCAATTTCTAAGAAAATACCAAAGTCATGTAGATTTAGTTCTTCCATTTCTTTTAAAACATCTACATTATAAGTTGATATACTTTGTTTTAATGAATTTGCAGTTAAAGGGTTGTCTAAACAATCTGCAATACGTAATGATATATTTTCACAAATTCTTGTAGTTAAATATATACTAGCATCTTTTATATGGCGCGTTGCTACGTTAGAAGCGTTTGCTGCTATCTTTTGTAATCCTACTAAAGCATTTGCGTCTGGTTTGCTACCATCAACTGCTTCATTAAGACCTGTAACGTCTCTAATCATTTGTAAGTAATACTGATAAGTTTGTATTAAACTTTGTATCTTACCTTGACCACTAGATGTTGTTAATTCTTGAATAGGTACTTTGCCTCTATTTATTTCTCCATCTTGAGTTAAAGATCTACCTACAATACTACCAGTTTGAAAATACATATTCAATGCTTCTGCTGGATTATATTTTGTGCCATTACCTAAATCAACTTCCATTAATCCGTCAACATCCAAGAATACTCCATCAGGCACTACTCTAGACATAACTTGTTGAAGTTTTAAATGAGTTAATTGAATCATGTCAGCAAATGAAATACATTTAGTAACAATAGAATCAATTCTACCCTTATACATTCTTGGAGCAACTATATTATAATTCATTTTAACCCTTGCAGTATCCGCAAATGGACGAGTCATATCATTTGATAATTTCCACTCCAACATCATATTAGTGCCTATAATCTTTGCTCCTGTATATAATACTTCTATTGTTCTTGATACTCTTTCAAAATTATCGCTTGGAGGTGGATTAAATGAATCGGTTTTTTCAATTACCTTTTCTAAGCCATTCTCATTGTTTTTTATTTTGAATACTTGGTTCATATAAGTCTTATATTCAAAATATAATACTTGTACTGTATTCTCATCATAATTTCCCCATCCTTGTATGTACTGTCTATTGCCAGGCATTTGTTGTATCTTAAGAAGTTCATCTTCAGATATATATGGGAATTCTTTTTTTAACTCTGATATAGTTACCGCTTTAACTTCCCCTACATAATAAATATCTTCAAAGTTAGGATCTTCTGTATATGAATAAACTAAATAAGCTGGATCTACATAATCAACCGTAATTCCTTCAGATTTATTATACGATGTTTTAACTGCTGCAATACCAATAGTCGTTAAATCGTAGTTAAATCTTTTTCTAGTAAGATCATATTTATTTGTTTTTAATACAGTATTTATTGCCTCTTCTTCTGCTATTTCAATAGATTGCTTATAAGAAAGCTGCATATGTAATTCTAATTCATCTAAACTTGCGGGTAAATCAGCAGTAGGGATAGTCGACTTAGCTATATTAATACCGGTAATATTTAATGTATCTTGAATATCCTCCTGTGCAAACATATCAAATTTTAAAGCCGAAGCATAATCCACTCTTTTCTTTAATGAATCTGGATCTTGTGCAAATGCTCTTACATCATAAGTTTTTTGAGATATACCATTAGCAACTATATCAACAAACTTTGATAATATAGGCACAGGTGTCCAATCTAAGTTTAAGTAAGATAAATCACCATTGATTGATAATTCATCTTTATATTTTTGTACAGATTGCTCCCCTCTTGCATATAATCTTAATCTATTAAAATTATTCCAATGTGTTAAATATCTATTGCCGCTAGTTCTCCCTTGGTTAAACCATTCTTGTTCTATAGCACGAGATACCTGTAATCCATATTCTTCAGAAGCCTTAGTAGCATCATCTACAACCTGACTAGGGAAAGCACTATTTGGATTTGTGTATATATTCATTTACTTAATAATTTTTGATGTAGTTCCTTCGTTATTATATTTTCTAAAACCTAAAGGCACAGACACTATTTCTCTTTTTTCAGTTGGCATATATTTATTTTTGTTACAAGCCATTATTGCTAATCCTGAACTAATAGAAGCATCATGGTTTGTTCTTCTGGTTATATCAAATCTTGCCCAATCCTCTAAAGTATCCTGGAAGTACATTGTTCCATAACCTGTTTCAGTTAATCCAACATAATCCTCTATTTCTGTTTCTATTGCTGCAGCGTGTGCTTGTATTATATCTTGAGAAGAGTTAGGCATTCCGCCTATTTCTCTTTCCGTTGCTGATAATTTAGAAAATGGCCTATCCGGCCTGTTCATTGAGTAACCCCTGTAGCCTCTTCTTTTAAAATGATATAGTAATCTTGGTTTATTGTTTTCTGCAAGAATTGGCATACCGTAAAATATACAAGCCATTAGTACGTCTTCAAAAAATATTTCAGCAGTTTGTGGCCTTGATATATATTCTAAAAAGAATGTATTACTTGGGGCATCTTCCATTGAGAACTTTGTTCTTCCGTGTAATGCTCCTTTAGATCCTTTGCCATCTGTTGTTCCTGATATATCATAAGGGTCACACCCGAATGCGCCAATATGTTCATTACCAGGCCATTTCATATTATTCTTTGATATAACAATATTTTGCAAATGATATGGAGGAATCCATGAAATCAAGAATCTACCACTTTTATTCGGATAGAATATTACTTTTGTATCTTGGACGCCACCTTCCCATTGAAAATTACCTCTAGTTAATATGTTTGAATTCCTTAGATCATTATTATAATCTATTTGTTCGTATATTTTTGTAAGATTAAACAACGATTGTTTTGTTTCATCTCTAAAAGCGTGTTGTTCTGTTCTTGGAAATTGTCTATAGTATTCATTTAATCCATCGGAATCGGACTTTAGTCCATCTACCTCATTCTGCCAATGCTCAATAACTCCATAATCTATTTCATTCCCATCAATTCCTTTGACCGGGGCTTTTGGAGTATC